CTAAAGAGATACTGACTTAGAGTCAGTATTCTCGGTTAAAACTTAAGCCAATAATAAATTAATATTAAATATAAAATAATTAATAAGATGGATAAATATGAATAATTATAATAAAACGAAAGTCCTAAAACTGGACTTGCAGTTTTGGAAGCAGTAAATTTTTTTCAGACAATTGAACATAGAGCGTTAGTTTTCTCGATATAGTTGCTCAACGTCCTGTTAAGTTGAGTCACCTGTTTGTGATAGTACCTGTTCATGTTTTTGTGCTGAGTAAAAAACCTGCAGTTTGCTTGGTGATATTCCAGCTCTTCCAGCTCGATGTGATCATATAGTGTATCACCTAGTAGGTATGCAAAAAGGTGGTCAAAGTAAATACTTTCGATAGTATCTATCAAGTTACCTTGTTCCTTCGATAGTTGTAGGCGGAAGTATACCAACACTGGATCTTTTATTATTCCATGGGAGGTAAAATAGTAGCCACAGAACATAGGGCGTTTTGAATACAATGGTTTAGATACAAGTCGGAAATACCTCTCAATTTCTGCGAAGTAAGCAGTTGGTTGAACAGGAGCGTTGATCACTGAATCATCACCCGAATAGCATTGTGGAGTATCCACTGGTATTTCGTATTTTGTGGCTGCAAATGCCATATTATCCAGTGTGTTGTATATATAGGTGTAGAATGCACCAGTTAGGATCGTGAAATCGATGGCGGACTTGTCATCATGATAACCTAATTTCAGTTCCACAAACATCTTGATCAAGTATTTGGGGATGTTTAAATACTCGAGTAACTGAATTTGGAAGTGCACAAACTCTGCTTTTTGGGATTGGTCGAACTTTGTGTAATCGTTTTCTAAGCTCTCCCTCTTAAAATTGAACTTTTCTTTAATGAACTTGTTTAGAGTGTGTTGATTCTCCCGAGCGTATATCATTACGTTAGCTGGCATCAGTTTCTTCATTTGCGTTGTTATATAGCGTCCTAAGGGTCCAAGTGTGAG